CGGAATTTTGCCTCTAATTCTTTGCCACCGGACACATCTGCTTTAGTGCCCCGTTTCGCCATAACTAACCAACCCCTGTTTGTAATTGTTCTTCACCGGTATTTAACAATACATCCTGAGCTTTTGCATAGTCAGCAACATACACGATAGGGAGTTCCAGTGCGCCATATAACAGTCTGTTTCCAATTTTTAAATTAGCGTTACTACCCTTGTAAAAAAACCTATATTTAACATCTTGGGTAAAACCATGTTCACTTAATGCAAGTTTGTTTCCATATGGAAGTAAGGTTCCCTCAACCTCTTCAATGGTTGTCCATGTTCTTGAACCAATCATTTCAGTGTCGTATGATACAGTATTACTTTGTATCGTGACCTTTCTCTTCAGTGACACTTAGATCACCCTCTTTGCATATTTATCAAGTGTTGCCTGAACATCCCAAGGTAGTCCTTTGAGATATTCGCTTGACAAAGGACCGATTGTTTCTCTGACTAGTTGTTTGGACCCAATCATTTCGTAGTTAATAGCCACCATAGTGATAGTTACATCTTCTATATCCCAAGGTAGGTTTCTTGACGTCTCTGGTTCCAACGTATACCCAGCTGAATAGACCACTCCAATATTGTCCACCGGGGCCGTCAATTCACCGACAAGTCCGGTCAGATAACCGTAAAATGTCCAGCCACTTTCTTTAAATATGATTCCTTGGTCATGGTAGGTCTGGTCGCTCGTCACATAGTCTGTTCCTGCGGTCAATGCGGCAGAATCTACTTTCACGGAAGCAATTTTATTTATCGGGTACTGGTTTAAAATAAGCCTCTGCCTGCCTGAACCTTTATGATATTCGGTGTAGGTATCTGCAATAAAGTTACGATTGCAAGCCTTGGAAATATCGGTGGATACTTTATTTATTAAACGTTCGAGAATCTTGTCTTTGCTATAGTCCCATGCAAAATAACGGTAACTTGAACAGGTTATATCACCGGTTCGAACTGCGGAAAACGTAACTGTGCCAGCGGAATAGTCAATCGTCATTACTGAAGTAGATACAGTACTATTTGGCGATACTGCACCCTCATAAAATGTGCCGAAATAGTTCGGAGCCAAGTCGGTGTGTGCAAACGAAAATGTTACATCGGCGGTGTCTGCCGTTAAAGTCTCAGAACTTGTCACGGCTGTTAGTGTATATAATTTCAAGTAAAGTCGGACCTCAGCAAGACTCGTAAGACTTTGTTCAATTAATGGCATTCCGACCACTCCTTTAAAAAAGTAAAACAGGAAAGGGCGATTTCTCGCCCTCCTATTTCATCACAATCTTTTTACTCGACGGCTTCTTTTTGTCGCCGGGTTTAATCATCTTATCTTTTTCAGGTCTTTTCATAAACTCACCTCTTAGACAGCAGGTTCGATCACAGCATCACCGAGGACACAGGTGACTGATACCACTGCAGTTACAGTGCATGCACCGGTAGGGGTTAAATAAACCTGCAGATACCGCTTGAGTCCTGATAAGTCAATGTTGAGGTCATCTGCTATCTGTCCATCAATAACTAACTGTCCTGCCGTTGTTGCGGCCGTTCCACCAGCAGACTGCGCCGGACGAGTTTGCATAGTATATACCCCAGTCTGTACAGCAGTCCAAGTTGACTTATCGTCACTTTGATAAAGCGTGAACACCGTGGAATCACCTGTATCAGCCGCAGTATGACATCCGTGCATCTGCACGAAATAAGCAGACAAGAAACCTTTTCTGTCGATTACACCAGTACCGGCCCCTGCACTCACATGTGCCGATGTAGCTCCGGCGGATATACTAGTTACTATGCCATATCTTTTTACTACTTGTTCAATAAGCTTACGTCTCAATTAAATTACCTCCTTAGATTAATTTGAAATTAAAAAGAGGCTTGGCGCCTCTCAACTTATGCCGTTGGATAGTTCCATACCAGGAATGCACTATCGTGCCGCAGTGCCATGTCATGCTTAGAAGTGATTCTTAACACGGTCTGGTCTTGGGTGAACGCTGACTGATAACTCGATCCGTCATACCACGAAGCTTCCTTGGAAGCCATGAATTCAAAGGCCATTTCATCCCCAAACAAGAATTCGGAGAAGTCGCCAAGGAATATATCGAAGTATGTAGTTCCGGCAGTACTATTCGCGGTTGTGATCTGGTTGGATATTCCGAATGGGAATCCTTCGAGTTTACCACCCTTCATTTCATCACGATAAATGTACTGGTTGGTAGTGGTTTTCAGGTTGTATAGCGCACTCCAAATTTTGCTGTTGAAAATCCAACCCGGCTTTAACATCGGCACGTTTGTGTTCATCAGATTTCCCACCATGGTTCCGATAATATCTGCAGACAGTGTGGCTGCGGCAGAAGCTATGGTGATATTAGCGGTAGTAATGCTGTTTTTAATGCCAAGTGGAGTATAGGCTGTTCCGGTGCCATACATGGCTGTATAGTCGATTTTCAACTTCATCTGATTAATCATGTCGTCTCTGATCATCACGTCAGCTGCGTATGAAGCATTCCGGATTAGGTCATTGGATACGGGGACAAGAGTAACATTCCTTTTTGAACTCAACTTGACATTCCCGAAGGTTTGCTGGGACTTGGTGGCATCTTGGCTTTCACCTACATAGTAGGAAGTAGCTCCTCCAGTCAGTTTTGGCATATTCAGGTTCCCGCCAGGAATCGGCACAAGTCTACCGCCGAGTTCCATAACACAGGTTTTCGACAGCAGAAGAGGAATAATCTCGGCACTGTAACGCTCACCGATAAGGAATCCACCTTCACTCGGTGTAGTAGCTGACAAGTCCTTCAGTAATGCGTGTACCTGTTTGTCAGTAGGATACATGGCTTTTGAGGGGTGTTGCCCGCCAGTGGCGTAACTTAACGCACCCTCTGGATCATTCTTTGCAAGGCATAGGCATTTGATTGCCCGGGCCATTGTCAAGCCAGCATCCTCCGGACTAGGTGCTTTTACTTCCTCCTGATGTTTTTGCACGAAAATATTCTCATATTTGCGCTGTGTTTCTTGCAACGGCGCGATTTGTTCGCTTACAGTCTCTTTGATTAAGTCTTTCAGTTCATCCACTTTCATGTTAATTACCTCCTTGAATTTGATTTTTTACTGCTTCTTGAATTATTGTCTTGAGTTCCCCGGGTTCAATGTCTAGTTCGATATCATCAGGGTCTTTTGCAGGTTCTGGCAACTCTATAGCATCAAGGTCTATTTCATCCTTGTTTGCATCGGGATCCACAGCAGGGGATTCCTGCTTCTCGGTTTTTTGGCATAAAATAAGCACCTGATTTTTTAACTCATCAAGTGCCTGCTTTATTTCGTCCGACATCTCAACTTTTACGTTGAGTTTGTCAGTCGATGCGGTTCGCGTGGCCGACATCATCGGTTCCATCATTGGCATTTCTACAGTCATCTGTGCCGTCATAGTGGGTTCCATCGGCATTGTGCCTTCGATAAACTCTTTCAGCTTGTCTTGGGAAGCCTTCATCGCGCCATAGCATTTGTGCATGTCATCATGTATCGCCTGGAGTGTTTCACGGTTCTTGGCCGACAGTGAAGCCCCGGATTTTTGCTTATGTGACTTAGGCACATAAACTTCATCCAACTCCACGCCTTCACTTGTCAGTGTGGCTATTCCGTCCTTAAATTCGTATTGGTAGAGATAGTACTTATCCATTTTTTCGATGATTACGTTACCACTGGGATAATTGACGGGGTAAATGTCTTCAATGTAAGGTCCGCCGCGTGTGTAAATTTCAGCAGGGTTAACTACATTCCAAAGCGCCTCAAAAATGTCGGATACGGACGGGTTGCCTTCCAAGTCGGCTTTCTTAGTCTGCGGTTTGGCAGAACCGGATTTCATTCCCCCGTGCGCCTTTGGTGTTCCTCGTGTGTGCATAGAACAATCTACCTTGCAACAGGCACCGCACATTGTTTGACACATCGCCTGACACATGGCGCAGCAATCCATTTTGCAATCCTTTTCGCAATCCTCGCACATTTTCTGGCAACACATCATGCAACCTTGACAGCATTCCATTCTTTGTTCGCAGGGCTGGTTTTCACACATTACACAGCAGGTATGCGGGCAACATTCCGTTTTGGTCATAGCTTTTAATTCAGCCTCGGTGTAAGACTTGAATTCAGGCGCGGTTTTCCCGAAATCTGCATAATGTTTCGCAATGTGTTCATATACGCTTTTTTTGTCATCTTCCGGGATATCTACCCCGCCACGTGCGCCAAGAAGTGCGCCCATGGCGGCGGATACGGCACGCCAAACTGTCTTTTTGTCTGCCTGCAGGTGGTGCGGTAGTTTGTATGACTGTTTGACATCTGCGTTAGCATCGTCGAACCATGCACACATCAATTTTAAGTCGGCCACTTCTGCGGCGGCGATTTCTGCGGGACCATCCCACGCGGTACCTTCATCTGCAAGTGGATATTTTTTGTAGGGGATTGCGGATTTTTGTTCCACGTTTTCACATCCTTTCGTTAAATCTTCATGTTCACTTAGCCATGTTTTAGCATCTGCCAAATCCCAACCATCTTCTTTAGGAAATATAACTGATTGAACAGTTAATGTTTCTTCATCTTTTAATCTACCCATGACTGAATTTACCCGGGGTTTATCTTTTTTTATTGGCACAGTTCTAAAACTACCTTCTTGAAATAGCTCAGGATCACGAACTCTAAATCTTAAACTTGTTTCTGTTTCATCCCAACCTGGTTTGGTAGTGATTTCTTTTGCTTCTTCAAACATTTTCAACTCATTATCATTTATGATTCCTTTACTTCTAGCTTCTAAAAGTGCATCTGGGCATGAAGGAACGGGCACCAAAGATAATTCCAAGAGAGATTGCTTTTTATATCGTTTCCCAATATATGATCCATTTTCCATGATAGGTTCAGATTCTTTTCCAATAAATCCTACCGAAACGGCTCGCATATACCCGTTACGGTACATGTTATATGCCAAATCAACATTTTTGGCATGTTCGGCAATCATCTCAGGTGAATTCGGATATGATGTTAACTCTTCAATGGTTGGAAATCGAACTTCAAACATGAGTTGCTTGCTAGTTGAGTCAATATAAGTTTTTTCCGAGCGAGCATACGGAAATTTATCGTACTCATGAAATCCAAGGATAATGGGATTGTTTTTATAGTCGGTCAAATCCCAACCGCTGGCCTCGATAATATCTCCATCACGATCTTGAGTTTCCGTAGAACCCACCATCAATAATTTTCTATCTTCCTCCTTTCCTAATTGTTTAATCTCAAAATTAAAGATTTTTTTAATCTTGTCCAAATTTACAACCTCCTTAATTTTAACATTAAAAAAACACCATTAGGTGTTAATTACCAGATTCAAACCAGTTCCAATGCACGACAAAACTTGTGTTTGCAGTTGTATGATTAATTATTTTCATAGAATAATCTGTATTTTTTTTAAGAATTATTTCAGTTCCAAGTATATCCAGAGTAGCGGCTGAAACAGATTGGCCCACACCGCCACTAGTCCCAAATATTCTTTCTTTGGTAATTAAAGTTCCATCACTAGTAGGAGTTGGAGGATCGGAATAGGCTGTAAATTGTGCAGTTTTAGCTGAGTTTCTGTTCTGATTTATTGCATTTATGGTAGTTGTTCCATTGGCAGTAAAAACAGAGGATTCATAAATTTCAAATGATACATCTGTTCCATTGTGATTAAAATTCATAGTTTGAAAATGCACAACTCTATCGGCTCCGCTTTTACCCTGCAGATATAATGTACCACTACCTGTAATAGTTGATTCTACGACAGAACCAAAAACAGTTCCATAATATAAAAATTGAACTATATATGGCGTGTCTCTAACTACAAAAGGAGTATTCAAATTACCTCAACTCCCATATTCCAATATCTGTCTGGTTCTCAGTTGTCAATCCCCATACGGAAACAGGATCGCTTGGATCGAATTTTAAAGTCACACCTGTTCCTGAGTTCAATAAATATCCATCAACTGAAGTAACTGCACTTGTTAATCCTATTAAGACTATATCGCTGGAATCATTAATAAGAATTAAAGAATGTCTATTGGTTAAATTGGCACTTCCGACATTTAAAGCAGTTGCAATTGCGGATAACGTAACTCTGCCTATTAATGATCCGCTTCTAATTGTTACATCATGTATCCCGGCTAGATTCACTAAACTTCCATCTTCTTTTATACTCCTTAGGCTGTTAACGCCAAATGAGTTGATGTCAGTCATTTGATCACCGCCTCTACAAATTAAATGGTTGCAGTATCACCGTAACTGAACTTCCCGCCGTCATGCCAGATGTCAGTGTTGTAGAAAATCCAAGATAGTCAGGCAATCCGGTAAATCTTACCGTTCTACTTCCGGTCACTGCACCCGTGGTCATTTGTGCCGAAGTATCTTTGTCGTAAATTGGAACCATTGTCCCGCCGCTAGATAATGAACCGGAAATTAAAACCGAGGCAGTTTTGCCAGAAGTTTCTACCGTAGTTTGCAGTAATATTGAATTGAATCCGACAATGCTCGTCGCGCCGGAAGTAGTAGTTATATCTGCTGTTAGGGTTCCCGTTAATGTTGCTGAATAGGCGGTTGTGGTACTACCTTTCAGAAAACTTCCGATTGTTACATTTCCTGAAACAGCTACGGTTGCGGTTCCGGTGAAGTTAATCAAACCTGCACCAGTTGTTTCATCGCCTTTCCATTGCCAAATATCAGACATTTGTATCACCCCACCTTGAATTGATTAAGTTTGTTGCTTTTATGTCCACAACCTCAAAATGTTTTAGTAGGGCCCGTCTAAATTCAGCTGTGATTGCGAGGGAATCTTTCTGACAACTTTCCATTTTCAACATATCAATCTTATCTGTTAACATAGGGAACCTCCTTAAATTTTTGGCATAGAAAAAGCACTCGTGTGAGTGCCTAATTTAAATCATTCTTTTCGTTCCCATAAAATATCATTGTCTTGCTCCGGATGTTTTTTTATATGTCTAAAATTTCCGGTTAATATGTCATATGGAATGTCTTTATCCAAAAAAGCTTCGCACCTAAAACCTGTCTCATCAGGAAGAAAATACTTACAAGACGGACACTGTTTTGATAATTGAGTCATTTAATTATCACCTCAATCCTAGTTTTTTCCACAATGGACTCAATGCTTTATCTATTTTAGCAAGTTGACCACTTGCAAATGTGGCACCATTTAACTTAGCATTGAACATTTCCGAAACAACTTCCATCCCTTGTGCATTAGACAGTGCATATTTTGAAAGTTCTCTTTCAATTTCTTTTCTATTGGTTCTTAAAAGACTAGTTAATTCCACACGGATTTTCTTTTGCTCGGTCTCGGTTAAAAGGTTTGACCATGATGCATGACCAAATTCATGTTTTACTGTGCCCTTTACAGATGCCTCAACAACAAAATTTTGCTGGTATGATTTTAGAATATCATCCGCATCGGCTTTGCCAAAGACAAAATTATTGAATCTTAAAAGATTATCATCCGCACTATAAACGGCGGCCCCGTCCATTTCTGTGCCATTGAATGTTTCGATTCGGCTTATTTTACCTGTCATGGCTTTATGCCCTGAACTTAACTCGTAAAGTTGATTATTAATTTTATTTGCCGCGTCTATATGCATTCCAGAATAATCAACCTCTTCGGCCAATCTCACATCCCTAGCCCATTGCTGCGCTTCATTTATCGTGGATGCAGGTGTAAACCCTTCCCCGGGAGGATTAACAGGCGATACCTCATCAGAAATCACAGGTAACACGGTGCATCTACAGTTTGGTTCATCAGGTGACATGCTACCGTTTGAAAATGGTTCGTCTATCCCTACAACTTCACCATTCATATCTTCGTGTTCCGGGCGGACTCTGTTGTCTAACGTAGCAAGCCATTCTTTTTTCTCTATCTTGGCCGCCCTATAGGTATCTAGCGCACCACTATTAACGGTTGTAGTAGTCTCCGTACGCGATATCAGTGTAGCCCTGTAGCCCTTGGCATCTTCATATACTGATGCTACGCGGTCACGTAGCTTAGGAATGGATTCACCTTCCATAATTCCTTCGCTCAACGTTGTCCGTAATTTCCCTTTTGTCGTATCGTTAATTATCTTAGACCTCTCAAGTCCTTCCTTTTCTATCCATGTTTTAAATTTTGGGTTGACAACATCAAAACTTATGCCAAAGCCAAATGTAGATTCTGCAAAATCATACCCCTCTGTTAGAGAAGCCATCCATAAAGGATTTAGTGTCGCTTTTAATTTGCCGGATTCTTCTCCCCAGTTCAGTATGTCGTCCGGGTCTAACGCCTTAACGCTCTTCGACAGACTAGCATTCACCCTATCCTGCTGCGACTGGAAATACTTCTTGAGGGCATTAATAAAAGGCCGCTCATTTTTTACAGCCGCCCTGTCGAATACTTTCCATATCGCTTGCTTATGCTCGGGGGTTAACCCTTTTTTTTTACCAACTTCGGGGGGCGGGGGTTCGGGTGCTACGGGGGGAATGTTTGTGGGGAGGGGTCCATCGCCGGTTATTGAAGTCGGGATCATGTTGAGGGGGGTGTACATGATTTCGCCCTTATCGCCCGGTAAATCTTCCCAGCCATTGGTCCGTCTCCATTCGTTCACGGTTATTCCACCGTTTTTTAAGCCTTCGGATGCCTTCTTTAATTCAAACTCATCATCAGCCGGGACCACATTGTCAAATTCAAAATAAATATCGTCTGCGAATTTAGAAACCAATTGAAGGTTTAACGTGTCACCGATAAATTTAAGCTCTTTTCTTAATACATTTTTTGCATATAAAAAGTATGCCGAATTTATGGTGCTTCTGTTAGAATTTTCCAATATGCCTAGCAACTCTGGAGGTATACAGAAGTGTTGATTAGCGGTATCTCTTAGGTACTTTCTGCTATTCACATAATCCATTTCCTTGCTAGTTTCTTTAAGGATTTGGAATTTAGCATCCCAATTAAGAAACCCTGTTTTATGCTGGTTGTTAAATCCTCCGTATTTAGTATTCCATAACTCCTCCGTTCTATCGATTTCTTCTTTTGAGGCCCCTGGCATCATCCCAACCATATCAGGAACTGCCCCATTGAAAAAATACTTTTTGGCAAATTTTGCCATATACTCGTCCGTTTCCAGTTCATCCCCGATTTGTTCTACTCTCCCCATTCCGCGAAGATAGGGGTTCCTAACGTCAGGCCGCTTGAAGTAAACAACGTCTTCTGGCAAAACAGGAATAGCCGAAGCTTGCATGTTTCCCTGTGGATAAATCATATAATATGGATTAGAACTACTTGGGATAGAGAGAACCCAGTTCGGAGGTACGGGCCAAGCCTCACTAGGCTTTGTAAGACCATTTTTTTCTAATACCCAAAACGCCTCGCCTGGTGGCATTAGTAAGTAGACTTCAGTGATATAAAATAAAACGTATTCTGTTATAGTTAAATTAGAATTAGGTTTTTTAAGCAACTTTTCTATTTGGCTGTTTGGTATTTTAATTTTTTTAGGGTCAGTATTATTGTAAATTCCGTATGCAGAAGTAGCCACATCTGAAGCAATTTGATGCACAGGATTTAGACGAGGGGATTTATTGTAAAGGTCTATCCAGTCCCCAGCAGACCTGCGCGGAGGCTCTCCATACATTGGGGTAAATCGTTGCGCCATAGTAAGCAAGGATTGCCCAGGCAGGCCGGTAAAGACAGATTTTATTATATTTAATCTTTCCTGGAATGACATTTTGTGTGTTTTGATGTGGGAACGTTCAATTAACAATTATTTCACCTGCCTTTTTAAATTTTTGCATTAAAAAAGCACCCTATTTAGGATGCTTTCCACTTACCATTTTTTCTTATATTGTCTTCGGCCCATAATGGCTGTAAATTCTCCAACGCCCAGCATTGTTTAAACTCGGGGTCTTCTGGAGACGTAAAGTTGAAACTTGATATTGGTCTTTCGTGGTCTACATGCCAATTTCCATAATTACCCCATTCCATGCCATACTGAAACTGTTTTTCTAAATGTTCTTTTAATTGTTCGGTTGTATATCCTACTAATAATTCCCAACGTGCTCCATTTTTATTTCCTTTTAAACTGCGCCATATAGCAGTACGCATATTTTTATTAAGTCTAAATTTTGGGTCTTCATCGCATTTTCTGGCCATCAATTCTCTGGCAGATTTATTAACTATTTCCTTGTTTTCTTTGCGCCATTTTTTATGTCTTTTGTATTGAATTTCTTTGTTTTTGGAATACCAGTTTCTGTTTTTTATAATAACATATTCTTTATTTTCTTCATGCCATTGTTTCTTTTTTTTATTATTGCAAACTTTACAATCATTCCGTAAACCATTGCCGTGTTTATGAAAATTTTCTAATGTCGCGGGCAATTCTTCCCCGCACTTAATACAAATTTTAGTTTTTTTATTCTTGTTTTCATGGTATTCACTGTTATATTTTTCACAATGCTCATTACATTCTTTTTTGCAATATTGGCACGTCTTACAAATAGAATATAAACCGTATTTACCCATCTTGTTTTTAGTAAAGTATTCCGCAGTTGCCGGATGTTCTTCCCCACACTTCGTACAAACCTTGGTTTTATTCATAACAAAAATACCTCCTGTCGTATTGCCCTGATTTTTATTTCGTGAGGCCGGCTCAGGAAAGCCGTTTTAACAAGGTCATGACTCCTTGTACCTCACATATTTATTATACCATATTTCCCGACTTACCGCATATAATATGATGGTTTCTTCAGTGTTTTCCATAAGGCTTGCAGTGAATCTGCCGCGTCGTCTTTATCTGCCTTATTATGGTACATCAAAACCTCATTATTGTACTGTGTATTCAGACTGTTAAACAGTATCATGCCCCCGTTAATGTCGGGCTCCATCTGAAGAATCCTGTTGTGCTTATTATCCGTTGACCTGAACCCAGTAACTTTCCTATAACAGCCTTTTTCTACCAAGTATCGTCTTAATTGCTCGGTTCCATCTTCCTTGTAAGTGTTTTCCTCAAAAATAACCTCGTCTATCTCGGGAAAAGTCTCAATAAACCATGCCGTGTGTTCCATTATCTTAGTTAACTTGTGGTCTTTTAACTGACCTTCGCGCACGCACACGCCACCGTTTAAACTTCCCCCAAGAGTATAAGCTGTGTTATCAAGGCCTTTGCCTTCTGCCGGATCTATTGTCAGTTTAAGGTGTTCAATTTTGGGAGGTTCATCATATAACTCCTGCCAATATCTTAGTGTCTTAAATGGCAAGTCACCGCCACTTTTCGGCTCATTTTGATCCTCACACCAAAAGGCATCCTCTGATTCCTCGCGTTCGAGCATCGTTGCATAATAGGATCCTTTATATATCATTTTCTCGTCCGGGTATTTGCCAGGCCACAACATCTTAACCCCTCTGAGCATTTCCTCTTTATTGTCAAGGTGAAACTGGTAAGCATCTTCCATTCTATTCTCATTAGATAAGTCGCGGAAAAGTTTTCTCCACTGTTCCCAAAGTTCTTCATTCTCAGGGAACGATATTACCTTCTTATACAACTTAAACTTCCATGTAGGTTTTTGGATAACCTTTGCAAGCAAACTATCTACTGCCAGCAATGTCCCAACGTAAATGTATATAGTATCGTAGTCACCAAGTTTTAGCATTTCTTCAGTAAATGCTTTCTCCAGCTTCGCCCGCAAACTGGGCGATTCCATAACTTTTTTATCCTCAAGGTCGTCAAAAATTACAAACGATGGTCGGCGTTTCTTGTTCTTCCCCCTGATTCCCGCCGTCCAGCCGGCACATTCTACCGTTATCCCAGTTACAGTTTCTAGTTCGTAGTTATTCCATACTTTGCCCTTCTGTGGGCCGAAGTCCTCCACTATCGCCGGACTTTCCAAAGCATTTTTAACCTTACCTAAGAAATTGCTCGACGTATCTTCATTGGCACTTATGAATAAGATATACTCCTGTTTCTTCTTATAGCATGTGGCCCATACCGGTATCGCTACGGTGCATATCGTGCTTTTAGCGTGTCCCCTGGGGGCTACCCTTGCCTCCTTAGTCGGTTGCCCGGCCTCGATAATAACCTTCATATCATTCATCATTTCTATAGCGTAACTGCCGAATTCGCGGTCAAACTGGTCCGGCATGTAGGCTTTACAAAAGTATTCCGGGTCCATTTCGCCAAGCATCCTTCTTAGGCCGCTCGCTCCGGTTAAAGGATAACTGGAAAGTATATCCTCGGCATCATCAATTCCGAAATGTTTTATTACTGCATCTATTAAAAGTGCTTTTTGTTGTTCGTCCATAAACCCTCCACAAAACAAAAAGCGGCCCCCAAACCGGTTAAGGTCAAGGGGCCGCTAAGAGCCTGCTAATTATTTTTTTGGATCAATACTTTGTCAGGATATACAAGTCCTTCCAACATTACTATAAGGAATTCCGCCGTAAAATTAGCACTGAAGTGTGTCACTGTCTTACAATGCCTGCATTTGAACGACCTGTCTTTTATTACTGTTCTGCCGCATCCTGTGCATTTAACCTTGTCCATAAAGTTTTTCCTTCGCCTTAACTAAACTTTGCAGACATATTTCTGAAATATCACCAATAAAAGCATACCAATTAATAAATTGTAGAAGGACTTCATTTGAGTTTGAATGAAGCATAACTGTCTTCATTTCAAAAGATAAGTGTGCGCTTTGTGCGACGTGCATCAGGAATCTTTGAAATGTATCCTGGTACTTCCCCTGTATCTCAAAACGTGGCGTGATAATCTCTTGCCTTATTTCTGCAATACGTTCGGGTACCGGGTTATTTTCCAACTCATCTTTGTGCTTTTTGCAGGCCTCGGCCCCTTTGATACAGTTGTCTATTATCGCCCTTACATCTGTCTCGGTCTTTTCGATTATACCTTTTAATTGCTCGATGTCTCTTGAAACTTCTTCGCCGGTGAACTGTTTAAGATTTTCTTGAATAATTTGCAACGGGTTAAAATCCTCCGTCATATACTGCTGTATGGTTTCATCAAATTTTGCTATGTGTGTTCCGGGTATGTAGGCGCCACCTTCTGTGCAGTTTATTACCTTTTTGTTGTTAGTGTTAGCTTCTTTTAAATAATCCTCTATCCTGGACATGGTTTGTTGTTTTGTTTCCTCAGGCATATCCCCGCTTGTAATATTGTCCTTCATCACAAACAGGACTGGCTTGGGGATATTATATGTATTGGCATCATGTCGAAGGTTACCATTGAATTGGGCAATGTCTAATTCGTAAGCTTTCAGAAAGTTATACCAGCCTGTATTTGTTTTTATCTGGTCTACATAGTTCCCTTTAACATAGAGTATCCCTTCTCCCTCACTGGAAAACGGAACTTCTGTAGCGTGGGTTTCGTCATTGTCGCCATAAGCCAAGTCTTGACCGACCAAAACAATTGGATCGCAGCCAAGGGCTTCTGCTATCTTAAACGCCATATTGGAACTGGAAAGTTTTATCTCTAGGATACCTCTGTCAATCTCTAGCCATTTGAAGTGGTCAAAGTTGCGATAGACGATTATCTTCGGCCCAGTGTAGGATTCATAAACATGATTGAATAATACCGGGCAGGCGGTCATGTAAACGTCCTTGACTTCTTCGGGATCAAAGTCTCCAAAAAACTGTTCTACTTCATGCTCCCTCTCTAACGAAGTTACCATGTGCGGCTTAATACCATTTTCCATAAGTAACTTAAAACTAGAATCAACGCTGATTATCAAAGCCTTATCTTCCAAGCATTTCAGCAGGTGCATGTTCTTTTTCAAACTGGGTCCGGTTGCCACTATCACCGCTGGTTTGCCTTTGAATTTATCGTATAGTAAATTTATCCCGGGGTTATTGACTATCTCATTTACATTATCCAACATGTTTTCTAGTCCGATAAGCGAATCCTCCGGGCAGTTCCCAAAGTTCTGTATGCTGTGCCAGATTGATTCAAATAATTTCTGTAAGGCCTGCAAATAGTATTCTTTGCCTATCTTCATCGAAGGATATAGGAAAATCGGCTGCGTTGCCCCGCACATTAACATTTCAGGCAGATTCTTTGAGTAGAAATCCCGAAATGAGACATACAGTTGTTCTATGGGTAAGCCTACAAAGAAATGTATTTTTGGGTTATTCAACATTGGTGTTAAATCAACGACGTTCATAGCACACATGAACATCTCCGGATCTTTTTCTATGATTATAATGGCCTGTGTTTGGTGTTCCTTGGCTAACTGTTGCATAAAATATATTACTTCGTAGAAAAGGCCCGCCCCACAGAAAACTGGTATTTTGACGTTCTTGAGGTCGAAACCACGAAACTGCTCTTTGCAATATTGTTGCATATTGCCAATATAATAAAACTGGCCGTCTGGTAGTATAACATTCGTTAGGCAGTTTCCTTGTTTAGCAAGTTTGTAATGTTCAATCTTGATAGTGCTCAACATTAAAGCTAAATCGGGGTACCTTTTTTGTAAGGCTTCAAAGTTGTTTTTAAATATGTTAGGGTCAATTTGCATTTTCTCTTGTTTGTCCAAGACTTCTTTTACTTCAGCCATTATATCGCTCCTTTATTTCTTTTATTCCTTAGGTCCAGTAGGAAAATATTTCGCATTTTCATAGAATTTGTTGTATTTCATCTATGGTTAAAAATTTGTCATTGTTGCCAGAATCATATCCTGGTTCCATTTCTTCATGAATTTTCTCCCCTGGTCTTATTCCAACCACTTTATAAGGCATTCCCATGGCTTCGGCAAGGTCGATAATGCGAATACTGGGCAATCTAGGTATGTAAAGTTCGCCGCCTTGCATCTTTTCAATGCTATCTTCGACAAACCGCATCACGTCAGGCATCATGAAATGGAATCTGGTCATTCGTTCATCTGTGATAGGCAACCATCCTACTCCCTGCTCGATTAACTTCTTCCATGCAGGGTAGACACTTCCGGAACTACCAAAAACATTCCCGTAACGACACACAGAAAACCGGATATTGTTATCTGCTGCCGTAGTATTTGCATTCAGCCACAACCTTTCAGCCAGGGCCTTTGTCGCGCCGTAGGTATTGCATGGGGCCACGGCCTTATCTGTACTAATTAGCAGACTTTTGGATATGCCGCAATCTATGGCTGCATCAATGACATTCTGTGTGCCGATGACATTTGTTTGCATGGCCTCTGTGGGGTTATATTCACACGTAGGAAGGTCTTTCAAAGCCGCTGAATGCAGAACTATGTCTACATTTTTAAAAGCTCTTAAAAGTCTCTCCTTATCACGTACATCTCCAATAAAATAACGAACCCAAGGTAACTCCCCAAGTTCGTCTTCAAGATTTTTCTGTTTTAACCAATCCCGGCTGAATATAATTAGCTTTTTGGGTGGTTTATCCTTAAGGTATTTTGCAAAAGCCGTACCCATAGAACCTGTGCCACCTGTGATAAGTATTGTTTTGTCTTTAAACATTTTATCGCCCCTTTACTCAGTCATGATTCTTGACAAAAACTCTGGAATTATCTTTAGCCTTAAAGTGCAAGGTGCAGTTGTCACTTCATCTTTTGTAGTTGCCTCAATAACAACTTCTTGCAACCCGTGAAGTATTTTACCGTTCAGATAAAGCTCACCAACCCCCACGTTTTCTTTCTGCACATAAACCAAAGTTGGGGTTTTGTCCATTTTTAGTTCAAAAGGCTTGTCTAACATTTTTATCGCCCCTATTCAAGAGATTCTTTTTCAAGTTGTTCAACAGTTTCCTTAAGATATTTGGTTACCTTCATATAACCTTCTGTATTATCTTTCTCTGCAAAACCTCTAAATTTAACCCTGGCCGGATAAGCCTTTTTCACTTCCTGGGTCTCTATGTCAACATCTACCACAATTGCCCACCCGAACACATGTAGAATAGTATTAATAAACCATAGCAAACCTGAGTCCCTAAATTCTTCCCATGATTTTCTTGTTACCATTTTCACCGCTCCTTAAATAGTAAATTTCAATCCTTTTTCTTCCCACCTATAATGACCAGGATATGTTTCACCTTTTGTCTTATAAGACATTTTGCCCCATGCACACCCAATGCAAAATATTTCCCTCATACCGCACTGCATAATTGGTCTAAAAAATTCAAGCCTAATCGGAAATGGGTTATACCATTTTATTTTCTTTCGTTTTTCTAATTGATGTTTTGTTCCGAAAATATAAGCAGTAGAACCAATCCTAATATTTATAATTGCATTACCTTCCGCCTGTGCCAAAGCACTGTTTTTTATTATCAAAAACTTAAACATTTTTCACCACTCCCCCTTTATTTTATTTCCAGCAACCACCACTTGCCAAGATACTCTAACACTTCTTCTTCCGACAGATTAAACTTGTCTGCAAGCTGGCTGACTGTCATTGGCTTAGACATCATCGGAATAAACTCCATCAGGCTTCTCAGCTTTGACTCCATGCCCACATATAAACCGTACCGTGATAAACACGGGTAGCCGGTAAACTTCTTGAACACTATCTTTGTTTTCTCCAACCGGCCAACAGTGTTAAGCAATAGTTGGACGGCTTCTTCTAGCGATTCTTCGCTGATTATCGAAGCATTGTCTAGGCTAGTGTGATATTCCGGATAGGGAAACCGTGACAGTGAATCCATCGGAATCCCATGTGCTTCCCAGACCACTTCGTCGTTGCCTACGACATTGCCGAATTCACCCTTCTTAATCCTGCCAAAATCAAAACAGGAACCGATATACGATTCCTGTAAAATCAACGGTGTCCGGGAACCTAACATTTCGAGAAAAACGCCGCCGATAAAGTTATCATTAGCTTTACTTAGGTATAATTCAGATCCTATAATTTCCTGCACCAACAGCAGTTTGTAAGTGTATTTCGTTTTAGGCAATCGTTTGAATAACTCAATCCCAACAGCGCATCCAGCCAGATCGTCATTGGCCATCCCAGGGTGGTCAAGGTGCGCCACGAAAACAAAGGTTTCGTCGAACTCTCCTTTATGCGTGTACTCGCAAGTTTTGAGTGTGCCTTCAGATTCTTCGGTTTCGATTGTTACCTCATATTCTCCAGGTTCTAAACTGTCATAGAATCTCTGGGTAACGCAAAAACCCCAATCTCTCTGCCAACTATTGTAACTTTGGCTATAGTGATAAGGGATTGCATCATACTTATTATGGTAATGTAGGTGTTTTTTAAGTTCATCCAAGTTGACTTTACCATTAAAACTTGTTGACAGACCAATAACATTTAGAGGATGTCGGGTGCCGTCGAAAATAATTTCGCCGTTTCTTTTTATGACCGCATCTTTGACATCCCACTTTGGCGGGATTACCCAACCGTTACAACCTTCGGCAAATTCCATCACCTTGAACGGCAGGTGTTTTTGCAGGTATTCTATGGCCTTGTCATAGTCCATTGAACAGAATACCCGGTTAAGTGGCGTGAGGTCTTTTATTATTTTTAGCATGGTCACATTCCTTTGGTGTTTTAGTAAAAAACGCCTGTTTTAATCATATGGTCGGTTTCCTGAATAAAAGCCCACACTTGAGAAATATGGTATAAATCACACGGATTACTATTCATCATTGACTGATTAACTAATTTGCACCATGTTTTGGTTTCTGTTTCTTTTGTTTCAGGGTTAATGCTATATATGGGTTTATAATGTTCGCAAGTTGTGCAAGTTTTTTCTACCTCTTCGTTATTATCCATTAAACAAATCGCTCCTCACTTAATAATAGTTTTCATACCGCCACCGCCACATTGATAAACGTCGAAGCCATAAAAAGTCCCTGCCAATCGCGGGAATATTTAATCTCCATCTGCTTAGATATCTCTATCAGTTCGCTATTGCCGTTCCTCAATAACGGCGGCAGGCAGTGGAAATTGTAACACAGGAATTCTTTACTTGCAAAACCGTAACTTGCAAGTTTGGCCGGGTAGGTGATAGGATTTTCCGGTTTAATAAAAATGATATCCCTGGCTGAATTGTTTTCATCTTTGTTGATAGGCTCATCCGGGTCGGTAAGTAAACCGGCTAGCTCATATCGTAACGCTTCGATATCAACTTTAGAATTTACTTCTTGGATTAGCGGGAAAATGTTTCTGTCGAAGAAACGCAAGGTATATTTGTTGAAGGTGAACATATCAAACAACTCGTTCTGGTGGGCCGTCACAAAATACCCGCCTTTTTTTATAACCCTTCTTAGTTCTCGGTAGACTTTATCTTCCTGGGTCTCCGGTATGTATGGTAAAACTCCTAAACAAAAAACGTGATCGAAAACTCCATCTTTAAACATCGACAGGTCATCAAGTGAAGTTTTAATAACCGGAATATAACTTCCAGCTAAGGTTTCTTTTGCTTTATCTAACATGCCTTGGGAAAAATCGCAGCCAATACATTTAAATCCGGCTTCATGAGATATCTTTAAAAATTCACCTGTCCCGCAGCCAGCATCAAGTATTTTCCCCTTGGGTAATTCGTCAAGTATATTTGAGACTAATTCAAGTCTGTATTTGTTTGCCGGATATTCGCCATCGTTATCATATGTTTTTGCATGGGTATTGTAATATTTGATGGTGTTTTCTTGATTATAGTTCATATTATCGCTCCTTTAATCTTCAAAACTTCCATTTATTTTAAAATCTATTTTTGACCTTAATACTTTTCCGTCTGCTGTTTCAATAATTGCCTTTGAACTAACATCAAACGATATATTCCTCTCGTAACACTTATCAATATAATTACATATTTTCTTCTTTATTTCTTCTTTATCCCACATATTTTTATTCATTTTATCGCTCCAATTCATTTTATTTTTCCTTTTATCTTTAGGTATAATTTGGCATGATTCACATACACCAATATGTCTATATTGACATTGTTTACAATATTCGTTCATCAAAGTATCTCCGCCAGTTGTTCCGGGGTCCTAGCAAATTCTCCGGCATCAAGGCCGGTGGAATCGAAAAGTTTGTAATGTACTTCCCAGGTTAAACCTTTATTACTTGCAATCATTCTTTCTTTGTCGCCATCATAAAGATTCTTTAAACGTTCTTGCCAATAGTTAAAGAAGTCCCAGTTTACCGTATGATCTGAAATGCCTGCGTGTTCAAATACTAATCCATAATAGTCTTCTACCTTTGCAGGATATTTCGAAACACAACCCAATACTGTCATGTTTTGGTCAATCATCCCATAGCCATCCAAATAGCATATATTATCATCATAATGTGCTTCGTCTTGTTTGACGCTCACATACACCGGAATTTTCCTTGGTATCTCCCCAACAATCCAATCTAACGAACGGTTGTTGGCAATTTTTATCATCGGCACATCAAACTGCAATAAAAAACCCAGTGATTCGAGGTCGAACACTGAGGAAGTCGTCTTGTAGCCTAATTCTGCAGCATAATTGTATGCTTTTTTAAATATTTCATGGTCAAGCGGGATATTTTCGCCTACTTTGGTAAAAAGTTGGTGCTTGATTATAACTTCATGCTTGCCGGTATCGATTTTTTTGAGTTCGTCCAGCATTTTTTTAAGATATGGCCAGTTGTTCTTGTGTGTGTTGGCCGAAATGTCGAGAATTATCTTAGGCATGTTTTATCGCTCCCCCTTTGTTTAGGCATGGGCGGTTATATAAACCCTGATTGATTGTCCATCTTCTTCAATATCATACACGTGTTTTTCAAATACAGTTAGTATTTGTGCAACATGTCCTATATCTAAATTGTCTAAACTCCCAACTATTACCCAATCTTCGTCCCCACCGTGTTGACTTAATTCTTGGTATCTTTGCGGAGCCCCGTAAAATGGATAAACTTTGATTAAGTTTTTGTCTAAACTTGAGTTAAAAGAATCTATTATTGACTTATGCAATTTTATCGCTCCCTTGCTTTGCCTAAAATATCCTTCACACGCGTATTCCATCCTTCGGAAAGTAGTTGTTCATACTCATCCTTGTCTTTTACCCGGTGAAAAGTGAGTTGAGGTAACGAGTTGATATTGCCCTCACGTATTTTTGGCCACATCGTTTTAAACAACGTCTCTATTTGCTCTGAGAGTCGTCTGTATGTGGTCTTTAAGGTATCAGTGTCATTATTAAATTCAAGTCGCTCTTGGCCAATTATATCGCCCGTATCGATGTTCCCGTCAAGATAATGTATTGTTACGCCCTTTGGAGTATCTTCTAAGAAGCTCCACAGGTTTGGATCGGCCCCACGATTCCAAGGCAGGTAAGAAATATGTAGATTTATTGCCCGGCCTTTAAATTTTTCCGTTACTTCTCTGTCGATTTTAAACCGATACCCATAACTGATAATAAAATCTACATTTTTCAATATCTCGTCAGTCAAAGGTTTTACAGTGTGTTTTACTTCGTCACCGAATGATTCCAAGAATTCAATTAGGTGTTTGTGCGGACTCAGAAATAAGATTTTCATGCTCAATAAAATCCTCCTTTGTGAAATTTATATACGCGCTGTCATAATATCTGCCGCCGTGGTATTTTCGATTAGGAAGTATAGCCAGCTTACCTTTGTATTTATTTAGTTGCTTAATCCAAAATTTATGGTATGGGTTACACTCGTAAACCTCTGTGTAGATGTTCTCCAGATTCATATTCATAAAGCCTTCATAAAGTAGGAGTTGCAGGGCTTCCTCGCCGTATTTGTCCATGGAGTAATCAGGATTGAATATCAGACTTGTTTCGGCAAGACGGTTCTCCCAACTGATATTTTCTAGACCGCACATACCAATAAAATGTAGACATTCCTCTTCCGATTGGAGATCTCCGCAATCAACCCATATCCCCCAGAACCGGGCATTAGTTTGGCGGTTACATATAATGTTCCGGTAGAACGTTTCCTGTTGTTCCTGTGTTAATGGAAAAGGAGTCCTGAGCATTTCTAAACTTTGATTCCGCCACAATCTAATCTGTTCGCAATCTTCAACAGATAAAACTTTAAGTTTCATTTTATCGCTCCTTATTTCGGTTTACTCATGGATAAAAAATTAGAATACTCGTCGTCGCAAAAAGCAAGTTGTTTTCCTTCCTTTAAAGCATTAATGTGTTCTTCTGTTATAAGAATGTGTTCTGAGCCATAACTATGTCCATATTCATTTTGAGCTTTTATGGTATTTGGAATTATTGATATTTTAGCCATGTTTTACGCTCCTTCTCGCTCCTAATTAAATAGCACAGGGAAACCGCGGAGCGAATGCGGCATACGGTTATAACCGTCCCCATGCTAAAGATTAAACTAATTTAAAAAACGATGCTCTAATTTGCCCTACAAGGATTTAAAAACAAGGGGTTAGGGTGATTGTATGTGTCCCACTAAAGCATCGTCAATCTTTTTTTCAAGTTGTGGCGACAAAGATATTTTTTCAATAACCTTGAAATGACTCACTACCGTTTCACAAATTATATTAGCATCGGGAAGCGGCTTGCCTTCTTCCGTTTCTGGCAAACGTAGATCTGTACCCACAAGAGCCAGGTTCAATGTTTGACTATCATCTACTGACGCTTCAGATACATGGATATCGTCGTTATATTTTAAACCCACTTGTTCTAGCAAAAGAGGGATACTTATTTTTACTTTACAACCTCTCATTTTTTAATCCACTCCTTTAACAATTTTAACAATCCTTGTTTTTACCGTCGTTCCGCTCTCTTTGAATACATCCCTGTCGTTTTCAATGACTTCAGCATCATTCTGTTCTAAAAATTCCCTGAATGCCACCGATTTTTTATTCTCCCGGAAGAATGGGCCTTCGCTGACGATAGACACGAGAATTCCACCCGGTTTGAGAATATCAAACGCATGGAGGATATGAGAAATATCCTGCTGTTTTGTGAATGGCGGATTCATAACGATTTTATCCGCTATAACTTCGTTGAATTCTAGGAAATCTGTGGTAACCACAGAATAACCTTTGTCGGTTAAAACCTTGGCGTTGTTGGCATTTAGTTCTATCAATAACTTAGTGTTCTCTCGAGGGAAATGATCAACTATCGCGCCCTGGCCGGCTGAAGGCTCAAGTAACACGTCACCCGATTTTATCTCTGCCATATCTACTATTTTACGGGCCAACTCTTCTGGTGTCGGGAAATATTGGAATTGCTTTTTCAGGTCAACCGTTTCGCCGGTTATAATTAAGTTGTCAAATAACTCGGCAGGGTCTTCACTGAATACATGGCCTTTTGCTTTACGGTTCCATTTGCCGCCGATATTCTCAAGGCATTTATTTACTGCCTCATAGGTTTTTCTATCCAACTGTGACGGGGGCAAAAAAACTACACAGCCGTTGACTGTGCAATTATCAAGGATATTTAATATTTGGTTGTCAATTTTCATGTAATCGCTCCTTTATTAGTCAGTTACCGTCTTTCCTGTTTATCGCTCTCGATATGTATGTTCTTTGTCTGTTTTTCTGTTTCCGGAATAACTTGAAAAGGGTCATATTCTGCGTTGATTTCAAATATAAAAGTCTGTATCTTAAAGCCGTATTTTTCGCACATTAACTCGGCAATTTTATCGGCCGATCTGGTTGCTCTTTTTAAATTACCTATAACCTGATTGTACATATCAATAAATTCGCTTTTTGTAAATTTTGTCTCATGTGATATTAAGGTATTTTGATAATCAGCATAACAATCCGTAGAGATACAATATAAATACATTTTTACCCGCTTCCAACTGGAAATTATTTTTGTAAATAACTGGCATATTAGCCCTTTGGTTGTATTCGGCCCGTGGACGATTGGCATTTTTGGCTTGTTTTCTCCTAAAAACTTACAGAAGAATTGGAAATGTAGCCTTTAAACCGCTCTATCGGATCCTAAATAAACTGACTGGTCGGACCTAACGGAATATAATCGTCAGCATTTACCCATTCCCACTTGACACGATGAATTAAAAATAATGTTTCGTTAGCTTTGATAGTTGTAGCAAATACAGTCCAGGCTCTATTATCTTCTATCCTCTTTGAAACTACTTGAAACATTACTAACCACACTCCTATAGTTAAATAATAGGCACCAGGGTTTTCGGAAGGTAAAAGAACGTTTTTCGTGTGACGCTATACTACCCTTCTCATTTTACCCCGGCGGGTATTGGCAACATCTTCTGTGTATTCTTCCTTTGCCTTTGTCTGTAGGATTATAAACTCGGCAAATTTATCTTTGGCCCAATCAGGCAAATATAGGTCAAGTTGTTTTCTAAAAAGCAGATATAGGCTTAACGGCAATCTGTTGGATGCGTAAAAATATACCGGGTTCATATAAAATTGAACTTCTTTTTTATCTTCTGTCACCACTTTGGCCAAAACCCCAAGATTAATCATCTTCGCAATAAAATCCCTTGCCCGACGAGGTTTAAGATAAACAACTTCCCCGATATATTCAAACGACATTAAATGTACGCCATCATTGTCTCGATATGCAAGCATGTTGGTATCTTCAAAAATAAACTGTGACAATATTGCTAATCTTCCTACATCAGATGCACTTACTTTATCGGGAAACGAAATTCCATGAAACATTTTTACTACAAATCCATCTTTGTTTAAAATTCCAGTAAATTTTTTACAAACCCAAAATAAATATCCTTCCTGGGTGAACGCCAAACCCTTTACGCTATTTGCTTCCGGGGCAATATTATAGCCGTATTTTGAATTTGCACTATCATATTTGTTTATGTAATTCTGTTCTTCGGTCAATAATAATTCCTGGTCTTTAATTTCTTTAAGAAGATAAACCTCAAATTTACTAAATCCATATTTATTCCATGCTCTTTGAAGATGGGCCGAGTGATGGCATCCGTTATCAAGTAGCCTTAAATGTGTCTTTATTCTTACTTTAATATTTTTTGAACTGCCAATATATAACTTTCCGTTGACAGTATTTTTGATAGCATAAATTCCCATGATTTTATCCATATTAATTACCTCCTGTTTTGGTAATAAAAATAACCTGCTCGGGGCAGAAGTTGAAACAGGCAACTTCTGCCCCTCAGACGACCCGGCCGGACCGTGAGATTAATATTAATTCCTGATATTCTTCCACTGTGTCCCACCAAGAACACGAATCTTATAATTCTTGAACATGGTTTTCAGTACCTTGTTGATCCGGTTACCCTTGCAGAACAACCATGGATTGATAAAGTATTGCCGACTTTTACTGTTTTTGCCTTTATAAATAATATCCTTTTTAATAAGGCTGCTTATGGTTTCATATAGAACAGTCTTACAAAGCCCGGTAAGATTAACCAAATCATCAGTGGACATCTCTTTGCCATTGTCTAACTTTAGACAGCAATCGTCATAACCTATATAAGTCGCAACCGCAAACAAAAAAGCCTTCTCGTTTATAGAAAGCTCCTTCATCCATTTTCGCATCTCGCCGGTGTGACCTTTATAAAAATTCTCTATCTTCCACTCCTGAAACTGCGACAGATATTCCAAACTGTTCTTTTTAAATATCCTATCCCCAGGCCCAAGCCTATTTGTCACCTCTCCGGTATCATCATCTATAACCATTCTACCCATTCTACCCATTCTTACCACTCCTTTTTCCGCCTACACGGACAAATAAGGCTTATTTGTCCGCCTATACGGAATTATAAAAACACCACTTAACCCATAATACCCTAAGGTTAAAAGGTGTTTTTAAGGTACTTCGTCCCTCTTTTCTTAAATTGACCCGAATCACCTGTCTAAGATAACAGTGTTAGCATAAATCAACCGTACGATATTTGCGTACTGTCTATCTTTACATGACCCTTTTTATTTTTTGGAAAAAATTTTTACAGAAGCAATTTTGACTAATGATATTTAACAGGATATGCCCTTTTTGTTTGGTGAGAATTTTTCTGCGACTGACCGATGCCCTCCTCCGAACTAACAGGACAAACAACCTCCCCGCCTCCTATATATTGGTAGGATTGGAAGTAATAATTCATACTAGGTTACATAATGCTTATTAGCGGAAGTTGTGTTAAAGTGCCATTAGTCTTACTGTAAGTAAGTGTTAAGCCATGTTATATAATCTTTTCCATATTGTTATTGATACTGGATTACTAATAAGATAGTACACTATCTACTAGAATATGGAATAAATAAGGCTGTGGATAAGTGATCCTTTTTAACGAGTCGACCTACTTGTAAAATTTGGTTGTTACATTCCTTCTATTAACTTCATGCCTGTTACTTCGTTACCATTTATTTCCACTATTGCTTTTTTGGTTTGTAAATGCTCTTTAATATCGTTTGGTGTAAGCTGTTCGGGCTGACTGGTGGCATTAATATCAATCCTGTCAGTCCATCCAAAATTGTTCTTCAGATTGAATATGCCACCGATAGCATTGATAGAACCATTTAGTAAACCTTCTTCTACATAGTTCTCAACCATTTGTTTTGCTCTTTTAACCGATTCTGCATACTCTGGTCTTTTGCCATAGTCAATTAATGTATCCTTGCATATATCAATATAAACACATAGCCCAGTTATGGTATATGGTTTAAGTTTTTCTCCTTCAAACCTCCTAAGTTTGCGCTGCTTATTTTCTTCGTCTACATATTGGAAATATTCAACTATTCTTATTTCTAGTTCCTCTGGGGTATATTTTAATGGAGCACCCCCGATTCCTGGGATTGTCATATTTATTCACCTCCTAATATGTCTGGTACCTCTTTACCTGATTCATTCCAATCATTACCGTACTTAGCAAGTATATCTTTAAAATCTTCAATATCATGCGGCCTTATGGTTAATCCTCTTTCGGTCATTTGTATATGTTTAAGTTCATGCTCCATAAGTATTTGCTTCTGATTTTTATTAAGCATTTCTGTGTTGTAATAGTAAAAAGTTACTATTACGTCAAAAGGCAAATAGGCTTTGTACACTTCTCCTATTTTACGACAATCAGCAAATGTTATTTTTTGTCCACCTTTATTTTCATAGCTTAGAACATATCCGATTTTAATGCCGAATGTGTTAATGAAATGCAACTCCGGAAATTTATCTATTATTGCTTCACCTAATTGTTTAAGTTCTTTGCTTGGTTCTGCGTCCCTAATACCTGTTCTCCTGGCTAAGAGCTTAGTTAATATGGTTCTGCGTTTAAAGCTTTGTGTTTTATAAATATTAATAAGTTCATCTATCGCCGCACATGATACCTTTGCATTTTTACAGAACTGCTTATTTATACACTGTTCGCATAATGAAACCACATCAACCTAGCTCCTTTCTTAAATTAACCTTCCCTAAGTTGATAGGTTAATAATTCTAGAATCAATATCCCCATGTTAATTCCTGCTTCTTTACATCTTTGTATAACCTCAGCACTTATTTCACGTCTATCTATAAAGTCCACTTACACCACGTCCTTTAGTTAATCCCAATTTACGGATGGGGTATCCACAACACTTTCCTGTTCTTCATGAATCGTTACCCAACCATGGCTAAAATTTTCACTTACTTGTGATAATATTTGGTTGGCTAGGCTTTTTAAATCCGTCTTAGAACCGCATATATTTAATGGGCCATTTATTTTTCGTTTTGTTTTACTGTGTGTAATTAGTATTTCCATTTACGGTCCCTCTTTCAACCATGCTAAGACTATATTCTCCTCTACGGCCTCGCAGACAGGGCAGAGGTTGTCAGGATAGCCCAAAGACTTAAATAAGGGCATGCGGTAAATTGGGTCTATGTAGTGAGATTTATAATTAAACTTATTCCACGGGTCATTATCCATTTTTATTTCTGGACACTTGCTTAAAAATTCATTTTGTATTGTGTATCTATAGTAAGCACTTTCACATTCCGGCCTGACTTTTACATCGAAGTATTTTGCATGATCCCTGATAACTTTCAGGATGCCGGCAAGTTTCTTTAGTTGTTCTCTTGCTATACAGGCTTGAAGTTCTGTCATTCTCATATTCATGCCGACCAATGATATTATGCTTTTATCAAATTGGCTTAGTTTGCCCTGTCTTGTAATGTCATTGCAAACCGCCTCTGCATGGTTAATTGAAAGTTTTAATGCGAAGGCTAGTTCATCATTATCAGTAACAACAATTCCACCTTCACCACATTGAATATGCTTATGTCGATTGAGTGAATAAACTCCAATATCTCCCAATGTCCCGGCATATTTACCTTTGTACTTGGCCCCAATGCTTTGCGCAGCATCTTCTATGACATATATCTTATGCCCGTATATTTTACTATATTTATCTGCTATAGCATTTATGGCATCTGCATCATATGGCTGTCCAAAGATATCTACCACAATTATTGCCTTCGTATTAGGGGTTATCTTGGCTTCTACATCTTTTGGATCTAAACAGTAATAGTCAGATTCTATATCCGCAAAAACAGGCTTGGCTCCGAAATGAAGCGGGATAGATGCTGAGCAGGTCATACTATAGCAAGTTACCACACATTCGTCCCCCGGTTTTAAGCCAATAGCGGCGCAAGCGAGCCAGAGACCACTTGTGGCAGAATTGCAAGTCACGGCGTGTTTAGTATTGAAGTAATTTGCCCACTCAGTTTCTAATGCTCGGATTTCCGGTCCTCCATAAAACGACTCAGACCAATTACCTTGAAAACCCGAGAGAATTCCCCTATCTAAAACCCTGAGAACAGCTTCCCTTTCTTCTTTGCCAATTGACATTTTATCGCTCCTTTCAAAACAAAAAGAAGCCGTTGTTCGGCCTCTTAAGTTGTAAGAAATTTGTTTTTTCTGTTCCATTACTTTTTCAATACTATCAACTTATATGTTGAGTCTACAGCACCTAATTCATAAGCCCTCATAACCTGGCTGAGCGTTAAGTTTCTATGGTCTGCAGTGGCATAATGGTTTGAATAGGTATCATAGACCCCGAGACATTCAAACATATCAAACAAGCCTACAATTTCACCTTCGGCAAAGTTTCTCGTTATGGCCTGTACTTTTTCACTCCACTGCGAACCCTCCCTTGCTACAGTTATAAATACTAATCCACCGGGTTTTAAGACGCGGTGGAATTCCTTCGCTATCTCTCTTATGTAGTCATTGTCCTTGATATGGATTAATACGCCCAGGTTGAAAATAATGTCGAATTCATTATCGTAACGTTTTGTATTTTTTATATCACCAACACTGTATATTGTGCCGGGAGGACTGTTTTCTTTTGCGTAATCAATTACCTCTCTGCTTAAATCTATCCCTCGGCAATTTGACGATTCGGCCCCCAGTTCACACATTTTACGGAGCATCCGTCCGTTTCCACAGCCAGCGTCCAGTATTTTTAGGTTTGGTAAATCCTCTTTGCCGTTACTAATCATAGAATGGACAATTTGACTTGTCAGCATAAAATCGTTAAATAAATCAAGGATAGTATTGTTATTGATCGGTTCTTTTTTGTTGGTAGATGACAATTCCTTATAGTAATAGTTGTCAAATACTTCGTTTAACCTTTTTTGCTCGGTTTCTTCGCTCCCAATCATTTTTTATTTCTCCTTTACTGCGTTTTATAAACTAATATCCATATAATCATCTAGCCATTTCAAAAAGCCTACTACATCTTCGATTCCGTAACCCTTTTCGACAGCTTCGGAACACGTGTAGTATTGATTGACAAACTCCGTCATAATTAGCCGAAAATCATTTTCGGAAAGGCCGGTTAGATGCGTTTTAACTTCTTCGCGTAATAATTCGTCTTTGATGCCGCTATCTACACATCCGTTATCATAAGCGAATAATCCGTCCAAGGAATCAAACAACTTTTTCTTATCCATATTTTATTTCGCTCCCTCCATCAAAGGTTTATCTTTAGTCATCAACTCAAAACAAATTTCCAGCGTCCGCAAGGCATCCTCAGCCGTGCATTTTAACGGTTCCCTGCCTTGCAGAAACTGGTAGGCATTTTCGACGACATGCCAGTGTGATTTGTCGTAGTACGGCCATACGGGCATATCACCGATACGTTGTTCCTGCCAATGGTATTTTTCAAAGAATAGTTCAATCTGCCATATACGGTAATTTTCAAATGGTTCTAAACAAAAATAACTATGTTTATGTTCTGGTCTTGGTTCAATCCAATTCAGGAAACTTATTGCATGGGTTCCAGTATGCAATAAACCTCTATTAAAAACCGCTTTGCCCCATATTAATTTCCCAAATTCACCTGATAGATACCGTTGCCTTAATTCTTCGTAATATGGTAAAAACATTCGAGTATAATTTACACACAAATCTCTTCCCTTAGCTTTATACAGTTCAACCACTTCCCTAGCCTGCTGCAGGTTGGTGCAAAGGGGCTTTTCCACAATGACTAATTTTAAAGGAAAATAAGCTAGATGTTTAAGTAGTTCGTAATGCAGGTTGTCTGGTGTGGCGATAACAACAACATCAGGTTTTTTGCAACCGGCGGGGTTTAATGCTCTTTCAATTGTTGCAAAAGCACATCCTCCCCAATATTCTTGAGCTTTTAGGGATTTTGTATGGTCAGAATCATAAAATCCATTTAACTCAAATCCCGGATGTTCAGTAACAGCATGAGCGAAACTTATGATTTTATGCTCATTCCCGCTGCCCGGCGCATCGGAAAAACAGCCTTGCTTCCCTGCTCCCACAATAATTACATTGTATTTGTTACCGCTTTTTACGTCCTGGTTTTGGACCGCGTTTTTTTGGCTCATTTTCTTTTTTCGCTCCTCCTGATATTGCATTAACCGCTTCACTTAACTTGTCCATCATAGTTCTAGGGACTACAGTATCTTTGTGAAGCACCGCTGTGTTAGATTCAACAAGCCCACCTTTGGGCATATTGTCATAACACTGTTGAAGTTCAGCGAAGTAATTTTTCCTCGCAACTTTTTGTACTCGCAAATAACAGTCGGGGTTAAAGGTATCAAGTAAATTTATTACGTCCTGGCAACTTAGATCCGATTTACATTCTTCACCAGCTGCGAATATCCAGTTCAACAATTCGCGGTCTTCGGGCGTGTCCAACGTAACCTCAATATCGGGCCTGTTTTGGCCCGGTGGGGCTGTCCAGTTGAGGCAGGTATAGTTCTGCTTGCCTTTGGGATTTAAGTACATCCACGGACTGACGTGACTACGATCGATAGGATTATCTACTTCCCGGTTAACCCGTTCTAAAGTTTCAGTGCTAAACACCCGGATATCGTAACCCCGGGGGAATGTCCGTTCGATAATGTTGCTGACCATGTCGTAGGGTTTTGTTACCACATCAGCACCTAGCGCATCATGGATTGCATTATTTACAATATACATTTCTACAAGCGCGTTGACGTGGCTGGGGTCAATCAAAACGCAATCAGCCGTAATCTCGACAATCACGTCAATATTAAACTGTCTTGCTGCTTCCAGCACCCGGCTTAATACGTCTTCTTCACTGCCCCGGGAATAATTGCAGCCCAACTTTTCGCATAATTGAGCAATACAATCGTCTTTTGAGTTTGTGGTTGTGGCGATGATTATGTCATCAAGCGTTTTAGCGGCTCTCAGGCGTTCTATGACACGTTGTAGAGCTGGCCTGCCTCCGATATCCAGAAGTGCTTTTCCAGGAAGACGAGAACTTCCCTGTCGAGCCTGCACAATAGATGCAATTCGTTTTCCGTTAATCATGTTTTGTCGCTCCCTTCCTTCATGTTAAAACACATCACTTAGTGTATTTTTTTGATATTCATTTTCATACCATTCAATAAAATTATTATGCAATTTATCTTTTGCTTCTTGATATACACGTGCCGCATCATTTTTGTCTGCATATCCACCAAAGAAATATCTTTTTCCTTTAAAAGTTATTGTAGGATAATATCTTCCATTCTTTTGGTTTTGATAAAGACCCACGATTCCTGTTTTGTTTTTCCGTGGATTATGTTTCCTCTTTAATATAGCTATTGATGTATTTTGAATTAATATTAATCCTTCTCTTACCTTGTCTTCGAGATTAGTATCTGCATGTAATCTTTTTGATACTTCGCTCATAATCTTTTTCTTGTCTCTACATTTGCCACAAGTTCTAGGGCCCGTATTTCTTCTTATGTTTTCTTTTAATTCTCCAGTTGATAAATTTATCTCATTCCCGCAATCACATAAGCATTTATATAGACGAGCACCGTGGTTGTTGTTTTTATCAAGCAGTTCCACAACCACTACTTTCCCAAATCTTTTCCCTATAAAATCATTGCATTTCATAATCTTTGACATAACCTCTCGCCTTTTAACAGTTAGGCAGTTATCGCAGCAATTGGTGTATAGATGCTTTGCGTATTTTAGCTTAGTTGTTTTTAGTTCTCCGCAGTCACACCTAAATAACCCAATA